TTAGAAGACCCACCTCTGTTGGGGCGCTGACATGATCACCGTGGTCTCGCTGGTGAAGATGGGTGTTCTGGTTTCGCCACTGGTGGCGAAAGCTCCGAAATCGCGTGGCTGCGCCGTGGATGGCTGATGATCCATGCCTGGCTTTGAATGATGCAGTTGGGTCGCCATGGCGGCTGTGGCCAGCAGCATCGTGCTGAGTAGATAGATCGAATGCGGCACGAGCGTCTCCTTCGCGTGTGTGTTCTTCCTATGCTTAAGCACGCGCTATGCCAGAAGTTCTGTATGAATTTCTCCTTTTGAATCAATAACTTAGGTTAGATGCTCGAAATGACGTCCGTGCGCTTTGCAAGGGTGCCAGTTCTGAGGTCGGGTATTTTGCAATGACATTCCAATCGTCCATTGCTGGGTGCGCCGTAAGCCGGTTTGGACTCACGATCACGCATGACAAAAGCGTGAATGATCGCTACCATGCTGGCCCGCATTTCCCTACGTCCCAGTAGCTCAATTGGATAGAGCATCCCCCTCCTAAGGGGAAGGTTGTGAGTTCGAACCTCGCCTGGGACGCCATATATTCCGCGCCTTCCAGCACTTTTCACCTTCTTGAACACTGCGCCCATGGGTGCAATGTGGGTGCAAAAGAAAGCCCCGTCAGCGCGAAGCATAACGGGGCGGTTCCCCCATTCCAGACTCACTCTGGTCAGGATCTAGCGCAGCCTCTCGCCGGCTAGATGGTGTTGGCTGTCGCCGGCCCCGGAGAATCTTTAAGGAAATAGGCCGCACAGCGTGACGGGGTTTTGCTGAAACGAGGCACTAGCCGTCTAATCCTCGTCCCGGTTATCCCGTAGGACCGTCCGGGCCACGGTGGTCAAATCTTGGTGACCTCGCACATACAGGTCATTTCCGAGCGGGTGTTATTAGGCAGCAGGGCTTTCAGGTTGAACCGCTTGCCGTGGTAGACGATGCGGTCCGCGCTGGTCAGGTCGTCGCGATATGGGATCGTAACCTTGGCCGTGGTGGCGGCTTGAAGCTGCCCAGCCTGCAAAAATTCATCGCCGCGCACGCTGTCGATTGCAGCCCACTCGATGCCGATGGTTGCCCAGCCGGTTTGCCAACCTCCCATACCATCGGAAACCTTGGATTCGCGCTGAATCTCGACGGGGTGTCTACGGCGTCCGGTACTCATCACAGCACCGCCATAGAACGATAAGGGGCCAGCAGCAGCGCGTATGCCGTGCCTTCGTACAGGATGCGGTCGCCTTGGCGCTCGCGGTTGATGTACAGGTCAGCGGTCAGCAGCAGGACGGCGGCTTGAATGGGTTCAGGCATCGGGTCTGGCAGATCGTCGCCCAGGTATTCCTCGACGTGCCGGGTCGCAGCGTCCAGGTACAACTGAATCAGCCCGTCTTCCAGGCCGTGCATGACGCGCAAATGCTGCTTGGCTTCGGCTACGGTAATCATACGAAGAACACCTCGGTATCAATTTCAATGGGGGCGGCTGCGGCTTGGGCGGCGCCCATTGCCATTGCTAGGGCTTGCAGGCCGTCGATGCGGCCAGTGCGGCGGGACTTGTCCAATTTGCGCCCCCCGCTTGGGTCTTTGGTGGCGACGGCATTCGCCGCGCACATACTCAGCACCGGGTGGTTGCCGTGGGCGATGCGTTCGTTCAGCAGCTCGGCTTCCAGGGCGTCGAGTGCCGGGGCCATATCCTTGAAGCCCTGCCCGAACGGCACTAGCGGCAAGTCGAGGCCCAGGCGCTCGAGCTCCTTCTTGAATATGTCCATCCGCCAGCGGTCGAAGGCGATTGACTGAATGTCCACGTCCGCCAGGATCTCGGCCATCTCTGCGGCCACGAACTCATAGTCCACCGTCGCGCCGGGTGTCGTGCGCAGATAGCCCTCTGCGGCCCACTGGTCATACGGGGCGCGGTCCTTCTTGGCGCGGTCAATCAAGCCCTGCTCGGGCGTCCAGAAGAACGGGCGAACCTGCCAGACGCCAGCGGCCTTGCCGATCAGCACAAGCGCCGTCAGGTCGGTACGGGCGGACAAGTCGAGGCCGGCATACACAGGCCCGTCGAACGGCTCAGGTTCGGCGCCACAGGCTGCCCACACGTCAGGCGATATGAACGGGCTGTCGAGGCTCACACGCTGGTTTAACAGCAGGTTGCGGGCGGTGTTGCTCATGCTCGGCATACGGGCGGCTTGCGTCATCTGCTCGCGTAGATCGTCCTCGGAGCGGAACAGGCCCAGCGCCGGGTTGGCTGCTTTCCAGGCATCTTCGTCTAGCAGGTCGCAGCCCTTCGGCGCGGTGTACAGGTGGCAGACGATGCGCGGATCTTTCGAGCGTTTGGCGTCGTCCAGTTGGATCGAAAGCCAATCTGCATCGGAGGCCGCTTGCGTGCTGATGATGATTTGCAGCGGGTCCGAATGTGCTCCCTGCGCTGTCAGCAAGGCGTCGATAAAATCAGACTGCGGGCCGCGTACCTGCCCCCATTCGTCCCCAACAATCAGCGAAGGCGATAAACCATGAGCGGTCTTGCCGTCAGCCGCCAAGGCGCGGAACTCGGTATTCAGCGGCAGGCCGATCAGGCGTTTGCCACTCGGCACGATGCGGACGATCTTCGACAAGGCCGGCGACTGCATGACCATCTGCGATGCGAGGCGGAACACCAGCGCGGCCTGGTCACGGCTCATGGCGCCCGACACTAGCTGGCTGTTCTGCTTGGCTTCCGGCCCTACCAGATGCGCGAGGATCAGGCCGGCGACCAGACCGGACTTTCCGTTCTTGCGGCTCACGCTGAGGATGGCGCGCCGGGTGCCGTGGGGGTTTGAGTACACGTCGCGGATGAACTGCTTTTGAAACTCAGCCAGGACCAGCGGCTTGCCCACGTCCGCACCTTCAGGCGTGACGCAGTAGCGTTCCACGAAGCTGATGACCTTCTCGGCGCGGGTCAAATCCCTCGCTTTCGAGGTATTCAAATCCCCCTTTTTCGGGGTATTAACGACGCTCATTGCATCGTCGCCAAGGTAGGGATCAGGTCATCGTCGAGCTGAGCGCGGGCATCACGCTCCAGTTCGGCACCTTTCGGGATGTTCTGAGCCTTGCCCACGGTGGCGATGGTATCGACCTTGAGCTGTCGTCCAGTGGCCAGGGCGCGGCGGCTCATCTTGTCCAGCAGATCGCACGCCGGGTTCGGCTTGCCGTCCACCAGCAGCCCGTCACGGTCGATGGCATCTTGCAGCGCCTCAATGTCGGCATAGGCTCGGGCGAGACTCCCGGCCAGGATCAAGTCAGCATCGGTCCAGGTATCACGCGGGCGAGCGGTCACGATGGCATCCCAGAACGGCCTAGCCTGCTTGCTCACGCGCACAAACGCAGGCGGCGCTATAGGGCCAAGGGCGACGGCCTGAGCGGCTGCTATGGCGGCTCTGGCGCTGTCTGAGCGGGGGCGGCGGGCTGTCACCTTCATGGCTGCTAGTCTTCCGGGCACTTAGCGTTAAAAGAGCAGGGACCGGGCGGTCTTGTCTGCGGCGGTTGCTGGTGATTTTTCTTCCCGGTTCCAAGGGTGATTCGGGTCGTTCGGCATCCCGTTCACGTCGCAGCCCCACGTCACGGACTTACCCATCGACGCGGCTGTCTTGAGCGAGTGGCATTCATGGCAGAGCGGCTGCAAATTCTCCCGGCTGTTGTCGTCGGTGAAGTCCTCGCGGCTGTCTACGATGTGATCCACGTCCGTTGCAGGCACTACCAGGCCGCGTGCGGTACACATACGGCACAGCGGCTCACTGGCGAGCACTTCGGCGCGCAGCCGCTTCCACTCGATGCTGTTTAGGCTCAGCTTGCGTTTCTTCTTCATGCCGCTGCCCCTTTTGCTTGGCCTGGTTCTTCTTCCACTCGTCCAGTGGCGTCCCCAGCACGCGGTAAGGAAACGGGTTGTGCATCTTCAGTTTTCGCATCGTCGATACCTTCGATTGCTGGCAGGTTCTCCAGACGGCGGACTTCGGACTTGAGCATCCATCCGTCGCTGATGCCGCGCTCGTAGAACTGGGCACGGTTGAGCGAGTCGCCGCGAAGTAGCCCTTCTAAGCTGTGCTCACAGAAGAAGTTCGGACTGGTGAAGCAGGCGCGGTTAATTCCTTGCTCCCAGCAGATCAAGTGCCTGCGTAGCGTCATGGTCACGGACTGTCGAGCCAGCTCTACGCTGTTGCTGTAGTTCGCGCTTTCCATCGCCTGAACAATCACAGGCGGCACACGGAACAGACGGCACACCTCAATCACGCTGAGCTTCCGGGCTTCGATCCACTCGGCATCCTCTAGCGTCATGCTTACTGTCTTGAACGTCGCGCCTTGTGGCAGCACGGCGGTCTTGCCGTGGTTGCTCACACCGGATTGACCAGCAGCCCAGCTATCGCGGATCTGCCCGGCCTGCTCTTTCGTGGTGCCGGGTGCTGTCTCGATAACGCCGGATAGTTTCGTACCCTGCTCGAACATCTTGGCGCCGTGGGTGCGTTCAGCCAGGGCAAGGCCGATGGTGTCGCGGGCTACCTGAATCGGTGAGCGTCCGAGAATCCCATCGTCCGAGTGATAGCGCAGGTGCAGGACTTCCTCGGCCAGCAGGCGGCGCTGGTTGCCTTTGCCGTCAACGTGGTCATAGACCAGATTGCCCAGGCTCGAACGCAGCACAGTCACGCTATCGGGATGCATCGGCAGCAGGGCTTTCACTGAGCCGTTCGGGTTCCACACGATCTCGGCATAGGCGTTACCACGCAGCAGGACGTGGCGTTGCATCTGCTCGCGGAACTCCAAGGCGGTTTGGTAGTTGTTCGGCGCATCGTGCAGCAGGCGGTATAGCGGGTGCGTCTTGGCCTTCTCGCGTCCGTTGTCGGTGTTGCGGTACACGTCGAGCGGCAGGCTGCCCACCGTCTCACTGATAGCCGCCACGCAGGCATAGACGGCGCTGATACCTTCGGCGGTGGTTGTGTTCACGTCCACGCCAGCCACGCCAGGAAAGCCCGTCAGGCGGTCGTAGTAGGTGTCATAGGCCGGGGTAGTCGGCTCGGGGCTGGCACGTTTGAACAGGCGTTGAATCAGGCTCATGCGATGGCCTCCAGGTACAGACGGGCCAGGCGAATCGAGCGCGGCAGCTTCGACCGGACTTGAACACTCGTCGCGTCATAGGCCGGGTTGGCCGTGATGGTGATCTCGAACAGATCCACGTCTCGCAATTCGCGGACGGGCTTCGCGCCTTCGGCCCAGGTGTCGCGCACGGGCAGGAACCCGAACGAACAGCCGGCCACGTCGCCACGCTTCACCAGCTCGGCCAAGTCCCGGCCAAGGGTGGTATCGGGAAGGTCCAGCTCGAATGCCAGACCTTCGGAATCTTCTGTGAGTCGCAGAGTGCCGGCACCGAGGCGACCCAGCAGCGACTTGCCGTCGTGCTCATAGATCGCCCGGATGTTTCCAGCAGAAGCGGCGGCAAGCGTCCGGGTGAAGGCACCGGGGCGGATGACTTCCACAAACTCGCCCAGGTCCGTCTCAGAGTTGAACCGAGCGGCATAGCCGGTCAGCTTGCGTCCGTCTGGCTTCAGCCCATTGCTTGCGCGCCGTTCCATTACGGTGCTACCGCTTCGCTGGCGACCACGAAGCCTTCCGGGTGACGCACTGCCGTATCTACGGTGGCCATCGCTCGGACTTGCACACCGCCGCGGCTGTAGGCCGGTTCGGCGTATGGGTTCACCAGAATGTCTACTTCGCTCCAGACGCCAAGCATGACTTGCGAGAAGTCGCCCAGGATCAGAGTGCCGGCCGGAACGCTCTTGCTTGCGGACAATGGCAGGCCAGCCAGCGAACCGCCGTCATACAGGAAGCCGCTACCGGAGCCGGGCACTTTCTCAGTGCTTGCCAGGGCGGTGCGCACGGCGGCAGAGGTCAGCCAGCGACCGTTCGCGATCTCCACGTCATCGAGCATTTCCAGCATCGCCAGGACTTCGGCCCAGGTATCAGGCAGATCTGCGATGGTCTGAATGCCGGGTGTTTGCAAGATGCCCAGCGGCTCACCAGCAGCGCCGGAACCGTTGATGATGGCGCGGTCGATCTGGCGGGCGATCAGGAAAGACAGATCCTCACGCACCAGTTGTTCGATGGCAGGGCTGGATTGCTGGATAAGCTGGCGGCTCATCTCGGTTTTGCCACCAACGTGCTTGGGCGTCAGGGTCACGCCGTCGAAGCTCATCTGGCCTTCGGGCACGGCTTGGCCTTCAGTGACCCAGCCGGTTTCCAGACCCGAACCATACTTCGGCACGGTGACATTGCCACGCAGGCCGGTTAGAACACGGATGCCCAGCGAGCGAGCCAGCAGGGCTTCACGCAGCGGCCCGATATACAAATCGGCGCGGTGGTCGTTGGCTACCAGTTCGGGAGCGGTCGCCGTGGTGTTGGCACGCTTCTCCAGGCTGGCGAACGGTACGAATGCGCCCTCGGCTTTGCGGCCGGTGCGAATCTCGGCTTCGCGGGCATATTCCAGCTCGGCACCGTCCAGGCTGCGGCCTTCCATCTGAGCGCGCAGCACCTTGATAACCGACACGCTACCGGCCAGGCGGTCCAGGTCGGTCGATGCGTTCTGGCTTACCGGCGTACCAGCAGCGCGGCGTTCACAGTCGGCCAGGTGCTCGGCACGCTCGACTTGTGCAGTCAGGGCGCGTTCCTCGGTTTTGAACTGGTCGAATTGCTTGGATTCTTCAGCGGACAGATCGCGGCCAGCGGCGGTCGCAGCGTCTACCAGTGCTTTCATGCCTTGAACGGCGGTAGCGCGTTGCTCGCGCAGTTGGTGCAGATTCATTCGGTGATACCTGTTTTGGTGGTTTATCAGGTGCCACCATAGGGCATTAATACCAGTCAAAACAGTGGGTTACAGTGCAGTAGAAGGGAGGTTCGTCCGGTCTTGTACGGTCTTGTCTGGCGGCACATTTAGGGGGTGCAAGTGTCCGACGAACGGTAGCTGAACTACCGATTTGGGAGGTCAGGTGTTGCGACACTTTTTGATTTCTGTCAGGCGGTGTCGCAACTACATCACTACGAAACTTTCGTAGTGGGGGTAGCGTTTCACGACCCCCCCCAGGGGCGACCGAACCCCCACAGTGTGTTGATTCCGACACTTTGGCGCGATGGCTCAGAGCCGATCCATCATTCGAGTCTCTGCGGTATGGGCCACTCGGCATCTAAAGCTCTTTTGAAGCGGTGAATCAGAGGCAGAGCGAAGAGCTGTTAACGGGGTATGGGGTGGTATATGTATAAGGGTGTTCAATTTTTGAACCTACAAACCCACCAAAATGGCCGATTACGGTTCAGTTTTTGAACTGCTAATCCGAAGTAGAAAAACAACCGGACGGAACAGGAAAACAGCGGTTCAATTTTTGAACTAGGTGAGTTCAATTTCTGAACTAGAAGAAATCGAATCTCACATAGCTAGCTTCCGTGTCGGAACGGTTGACGGTGGCACTTCCAGATCCTTTCCGGCGCATTCGTCTATCGGCTCCCAGGTGAAGGCATACAAGGTCGGCTTAGCACCGTCACGGCTTCGGTTGTGCTGCCTGGTGCGCACGATGAGGTTTCGGTCTTGTAGCTCACGCAGAGCACCAGCGAGTGTTGCCTTCGCCATACCGCCCCAGGTTTCCATCATCGTATGCGTGGCCGCTAGGTCTCCGTTGTTGCGCCCATTGAACTGGTAGCCGAGCACCATCAGTACCTTCAGCGCGGACGGCGACAATTCTCGAAAGTCTGTTTGAGCCATTAGGGCTTTGGGAAGCGATAGCGCGCCCATCGGCCCCCAGCTCACCTTGGGCTTTTTCTTGGCCATACAGAATCCATACAGAAGCCGGCAGGGCAGGGCGCCCCACCGGCAGGACGGCCGCTAGGCCACTTCAGACATCAGGATGTACTGGCCTACCCGATGGGGCGGTCGCCCCGCTTCGGTGGGCTGGTAGGTCCACTGCGTACGGATATCAAAGCCACGCTTTCGCAGGCGTCGAACCACGCTCGGCGGGTGAACAATATCCAGATCGTTCGCGGCCTCGATGGTCGTTACTGGATGAATTCTCAGTGCTTCGAGAAGGCGGCGGTCTTGCTCTGTCGCAGAGTGTGCTGTCATAGTATTGGCCTCACGTTGGTGCTCACTAATGTGTTTTGCCCTCGGCGGTGTTGGCGCACCGCTTTGGGTTCTCCCTTCGCTCTCTTTCTCATTTCCATTACTCCCCTCCTGCGGCATCAGCCTGGCGCTGAAGCTCTTCGGCGCGGGTGTTCATGTAGTTGGCCAGATCGTCGGCCAGATACTGACCAAGGCTGGCAAGGTCTTTCGAGCGGCTTACGCGGCACTCCAGCACGGCGCGACCGTGCGCCAGTTCTCCCTGAATTGCAGTCATGAGCACAGCAAGCCAGCGGGCGTGCTCCTTCCCGTAACGAACTTGCTCGATTGCATCGTCTGTGATCGCCGCCAGATCAGTGGTTGCCTTGCTCACCGGGTCACCTCCATGTCGTCGTATTCGCACTCGATGACCTCAAGGGCGTGCTCCAAGTGGTCGATCAGTTCGGCGACGGCTTCGCGGGAAAGGGTGAGGTTAGCCAGCCCAAAACCGATAACTATCGTGCCGTGACTCAAAGCAAGCAGATCCACGGCGTTACCGTCGAGCTGGCCAGCTGCGCTATACGCGGCACCGGGCAAGGTAGGTTTGCGGCCGGTCAGTTGATTACGCATGAATCACCTCCACGCGGGCGGCGCCCACGGCTTTCAGTGCATCCAAGTCGGCGATCTTGAAGGTTGCCGGCAGTAGGAGCTGGCCCAGCACCAGGCCGGCACGGTCGATCAGTCGAACGATCATCGGGCGTTCTCCTTAGCCATACGGTTTAGCCAAGCGCGCAGTTCCTCGACGAGGATCAAGCGACGCCTGCCTGACTTGAACGATACGAGATCGCCGCGGGCGATGGCTTCGTATACAGCGGAACGGGTGGTACCGGATGCGCGGGCGGCTTCTTCGGTACCGACCGCGATTGGTTGCAGGGTTGCGAGTTGGCTCATGTGCTTTTCTCCGTTGCTTTGTGGTCCCGTCCGGACGATACTGGACGGTACGTAGACAATCTAAGTGTAAGTAACACAAAATGCAAGCATCGGAAATTGTAGACAGGTGACGATATGGCGAACAGGTCAAAAAAGGTAGTTTTGTCCGCACGAGTGGACCCATACCTCAAAGCCGGGATAGACCTTCTGGCTGCCGCGCAGCGGGTGAAAATGGTCGCGCTGATGGAGCGATTTCTTGAATTCGGGCTAGAAGAATCGCAAGTGGAAAACCCATTCGCATCAAAGAAGAACACACCCAAGATCAGCTTTCTTCTAGTGCTTCAGGCAATCTGGACGGATGATGAGGTGTTGTTTCAGCTCCGTGCCGGCGCGCTTGGCGCGAAGATATCAGGGGATGATATCTTCGATGCCTCGTTTGTAGTGCTCAGCCTGGAAGTCGACTATTTCGCTGGAGAAGACGACATTTTTGGTGATCTAAATGGGCTTACAAGTAGGATGGGGCTGGCTCCCGTGGTGCCATTTAAAGTGAACCTGCCGCTCGTGAAAGAAGAGTGGGACTCAATCTTGGCCTACGTGCAGTTCCTAAAGCAGAACAAGCCATTCCAGCCGACTTTCGATGAATACAAGACAATTATGGCGAAGTCTCTTAAATGAGCTCTACTGCCGCCGCCTTGCTGTCCGGTGCAAGGTGGGCATACCTCAGCGTCATCTTGATATCAGCGTGCCCCAGCAGATCGCGAACCGTGTTGAGCGGTACGCCAGCCATAACGAGCCGTGACGCAAAGTCGTGACGCATATCGTGCCAGCGGAAGCCGGCAATTCCCGCATTCTTCAGCAGCTCCAGCCAGGCCGTTTTTACGTCCGTGATGGGCTTGTCCTTTTCGCCTGGGAAGATATAGCCGGTGCCGCTTGCCTGGTCCTTCCATCCTTGCAGCGTGGCCAGTGCTTCGGCGTTCAGCGGGATATGCCGCGTCTCGCTGGTCTTTGCACCTTCCCCGGCTACCGTCAGGGTTTTGGCTTGCAGGTTGGCGTGATGCCAGCGCAGGTTGAACAGCTCGCCGCGCCTCATGCCAGTATTTAGCGATAGCAGCACCATCGGCTTCAGGTGATCGGCGAAGGCGAGGGCGCGAAGGTCCGGCAAAGGCTCCCGGTTGCGTTTTGAGCGCCATTCGTTCGCGCTGTCACGCTCTGCCCTGATTCGTTCCTCGCGTGCGTCTAGCGCGCCCCTAAGGGCTTTGGCTTCGTCTTTGGATAGGTAGCGAATACGGCCAATCGAATCAACCTTGAGCTGCTTGACCTTTTCCAGCGGCGTGGCGGGCAGGTAGTCCCATTCCACGGCGCGGCTGAACACTCCGCTGATGCTGCCCATCTTGCGGTTAGCGGTGGCGGGCTTGTTGCCGCCGTTGAGCCAGGCGGTGCGGATCTGCTCCAGATCGCGGCCGGTTATCTCATCGAGGCGGCGGTGCATGATCGGCTCGAAGCTAGTGTCGAGCGTGTGTAGCGTCTTCTCGTGGCCTTTATGGTGGGCCTTGAACCACGGCATATAGTGGTCGTCGATGAACTGGCGCAGGGTAGGGGTGCGAGCACCTCGCCGGCCCTGGGTGACTGCCAGCGGCTCGCCGTGCTTGCGGGCTTCGTTCAGGTATTGCAGAGCCTCTTCGCGGGCCTGCTCAAGTGTCAGGATGCCGACACGGCCGAGCGCCTTCTTGCGGCCACGCGCCCAGGTCACAACGTAGGACTTTGCCCCGGCCGCCGTCACGCGCACAAACAGGCCGGGCACGGTGGTATCGTGGACTTCGTATTCCTTGCCGGTGACTTCCAGGCTGTTCAGTCGGCGCGCCGTCAGCTTCTCTCGCAC